ACATTACAAAATCATAAGGCATTAATAAGTACAGGCTTACTTGACGGAATGTATTATGAAGTAACATACAATGGAGATAAAAATGAAATGTACTTAGATGCTTATAAAAAATTTGAAAATAGATGTATTAAAGTAGAGGAGGAAGAATAATGAGTTTATTACCCGAAAACAAACCAATGGAAAAAAATATCACACCTAAGGTATTCTTTATATGGGGTCAATCAATGCACGGTAAAACTTACCTAGCACGTCAATTCCCTGACCCAATAATAATTAATACTGACGGAAATGGAAAGAAGATTGATACACCACACGTTGACGTTTATGATTTTGAAACATTCGTGAATGTATTAAGAGAAATTGAACAAGGAAAACATACATATAAAACTATAGTTATAGATTTAGTTGATGATATTAAAACATTCTTAGAAGAATATGTATGTAAAAAATATGACGTAGAGGCTTTGGCGGATGCTGGTTATGGAAAAGCATTTGCGGACGTAAAAGCAACTTGGAAAAGAGTTATGATTAGATTAACTCAATTACCATATTATGTTGTATTTATATCTCATATAGTACAAATAACTGATGAGTATGATAAGAATAAAACAATAGACCAACCTAGTCTTGAACAAAAATATTTGAATATGACTAAGGGTAGAACTGATGTTATGATTAAGTGTCAAAAAGTAGGAAAGAATTATCTTCAATTATGTAATGAAAAACGAGATGTGTATCATCGTGAAGATATTAAAGACGAAGAACTATACAAGACACTTTCAAATGTGAAAGGACTATTTGAAGATAGTAAACCTACAATTCAAAGTGTTGAACCTAAAAAGGTAATTCCAGGTAAAAAGCCTGAGATTATAAATGTTGAAGAAGAAACTACTGAGGAAGAACCTAAACCAAGTTTAAAAGATTTAGCAACTGAATTAGTAGAAAAGAAATCAACAACAAAAAAATCATTATTAATCAAAAAAGGAGGAACTGAATAATGGATGATTTATTAACATTAGCGAGTGAGTTAGTTGAAAACAACAACTATAAAACCGCAGACAATAATTATGAGGAGAAGAAACCCGACGGACTTTATAATGTATTAATCGAGAGTATTAAGTTAAGAACTAGTGAAAGTACTGGTACTCAATGGTTTAATATTGTTGCTAAAGTGCTTGAGGGAGATTATGTAGAAGAAAAATTCTATGTAAGTTATTTCTTAACTGAAAAAACAGTTAAAAGAACATTGGCAAAATTAATGAAATTAATTAACTCTTGTGGTTATGATGTTGACGTGTCTATGTTTAATGATGTAGAAAGTATTGAACAAGGTTTACAAGAGTTGGTTGGCAATTCATTATATTTAGATAAGAAAACATCTAAAAAAGGCTTTGTTGACTATTCATTTATGAATGAAGAAGAATTAGCAGAAATGGAGGAAGAAGACTAATGGAATTCGATAGATTATCATTTGAAATAAGATATTTAGAAATTTTAAAGAAACAAATTAATGAGGGGTTAGAAATATTAAATGGTTTAAAAATCAGTGATACAAACTATAAAGATGTAGTTGTAAATCTAAATAATGCTAATAATATAGCATTACAATTAGAACACGATATAGTTGAATTAAGTAAGCCTAATACTGAAAATAAAGAGGCATAATGTACGCATTTGATATGGAGGTCTTTATGTATGATTGGTTGGTAGTCTTCAAAGACATATCAACCAATGAATACACCATTATAGTTAATAATAACTTAGAACTAGAAGAATTTATTAAAAATAATCAGCATAAAATATTCTTTGGGTACAATAATAAAGCATTTGATAATGTAATATTGTCAGCAATCTTGTCGGGGGCAGACCCTTATGCTACAATGCTTTTATTATTTAAAGATGTACCCGTATATACCATATATAAAACATTAAAAATAACACCTGTGGCTATTAAAAACTTTGATTTAATGCAAGACATTTTAGGAATGAGTTTAAAAGAGGCTGAGGGGTTTATGCAAATGTCTATTGAGGAGTCGTCAGTACCATTTGATTTAGAAAGAAAAATGACTAAAAAAGAACTCGACGAAACGATATTTTATTGTAAGCACGACGTAGACTCTACCGCTAAATTTTTAGATACACGTAAAGAATACGTCAAAACTAAATTAGATTTAATCAAATTGTTTAATTTAAGCATCAATGACTTATCGTGTACTAACGCTACATTATGTGCAAAAATATTACAAGCACAAAAAGTGGACAGGAGCGATGAATTTATATATGATATACCCGACACAATTTTAATCAAAAACCCTAGATATTATAAGGCAATAGCATTTTATTGTGATAATGAACTAGATTATAAGAAATCATTAAAATTAATTCTAGGCGGAATTGAACATAAACTTGCGTATGGAGGACTACACGCCGCAAAAGAAAACTTCTTTTATGAGGGAGAAATGTGGAATATAGATGTCACCTCTTATTACCCAAGTATGATGATTAGATATAACTTTTTATCACGTAATTGTGCGGGTGGAATTACTAAATTTAAAGAAATTTATGATGATAGAGTTATTGCTAAAAAAGAGGGAAATAAAGCAAAAGCAAACGCATTAAAATTAGTACTTAATACTACTTATGGTTGTATGAAAAGTAAATATAATGCCTTATATGACCCTAAAATGGCAAATCAAGTATGCATAACAGGTCAATTATTATTTGTTGATTTAATTGAGAAACTAGAACCTTATATAACATTAGTACAAACTAACACTGATGGTATATTGGTAATTCCTAAGAATAAAGAACGAGTTAAAGAAGAACTTAAAAAATGGGAAGAACGTAGTGGTATGCGTACTGAAATAGATGTATGCCATAAGATTTGGCAAAAAGATGTTAATAACTATGTAATGGTAATTGAAGATAAAGGCGAAACAAAAATTAAAACCAAAGGGGCGTATGTCGCACAATATTCAGGTGGAATTAAAAACTCTGCACGAATACTTGATGAGGCAGTGGTTGAATATTTTGTTAATGGAATTTCTCCCGAAGAAACTATTAACAAATGCACAGATAAATATAAATTTCAGATTATTTGTAAAACTGGGGGAACCTATACTGATACTATTTGGAAATCAGATAAAGGTAATATAAAAACTAATCGTGTAAATCGTGTTTATGCTAGTAAAAATCATAATCACGGAAATTTATATAAAGTAAAACCAGGAGAAAAAGTTAGAAATGACTCTATTGCAAATCTTCCTGACCATTGTATTATAGATAATGAAGATACATTAGATATGGTTGATATTGATAAACAATGGTATGTAGACATGGCAATAAAAAGAATTAATGATTTTAAAGGAGATTAATATGAAACAAGAAGAACTTAAAGAATTAATAAATTGTGATACATATCTAGTAATAAGTGAAAATGGTGTGGCTGTACGTGGTAATTCACCAGAGTTATTGACTCTTTATAGTCAACTTACTAGAGAAATGATGAAATTAAAAGGTGTTGATAAAAAAATACTAGAACAATCTTTTAATATGGCATTTATGGAGAAAGACGAATTACTAGAATTATTTAAAGAACAATTAAATAAATTTGCAGATACTTTGAAAAAAATTACTAATGATAAAAAGTCTAGCGAATAATTAGGAGGTTGCCGTGGGTTTAGAAAGTTTTAAATACATAATTTGTGATAATGAGAAACGCCCCCAACATTCTTTTAATATAACTCATACATATGATGAAGTTAAAAATAAAGATAATTTGGCTATAAAACTTGAAGAACCTTATCTAATTGTTGACGTAGACGATGAAGAACAATTTGAAATACTATTTAAAATAATCAAAGATTTAAAGATAAAAACAAGAGTATTAAAAACTAGTCGTGGGGGACATTTTTGGTTTAAATCATTAACACCATTAAAAAATGTTATTCACGCAGGGACTCCATTAACAATTCTCATAGATATAAAAAGTTGGGGTAAACAAACTATGGAAGTTGTTAAGTTAAATGGAGAATGGAGAAAATGGTTGCAATATGACGAGTCAGTAGATGTGTTACCAGTATTTTTAACTCCTATATCTACAAAAAAGCAATTATTACATTATAAAGAGGGGGACGGACGTGACGACGCATTATTCACATTTATTATTCCATTGATTAATGCTCAATTATCTAAAACTCAAATTAGAAACACTTTTGATTTAATTAATAAATATATTTTTGACGAACCATTAAAGGACGCAGAAATAGATAAAATGTTTGATGATAATAAAATATTTGAAAAAAATTCTAACATATTCTATAAAAATAATAAATTTATGCACAATATGTTTGCTGATTATTTGATACAACAATTTAATATTAAAGGTTATGGAGGAGATGTATATTTTTATTACAATGATAGATATACTAATGATAAAGATATATTATCAAGTGAAATGCTTAAAATTATACCCGAACTTAAATTAGCAAATATCAAAGAAACATATGAAAACATTAGATTAAAAATGGCTACCAAAAATGATAGACCAAATTCAAATATCATCAATTTAAAAAATGGATTGTATGACTTACGTACACACGAATTTATGGCTCATACGCCTGAAATTTTCACAGTCAATCAACTTAATTGTGAGTATGATGAAAACGCATTTGACGAAAACGTGTACGACACAATTGAGTCATTGGCTTGTAAAAATGAAGAAATAATCACATTATTAATTCAAATGTTAGGTTATTTCTTATTGGGAGATTGTCGTTATCAAAAATCATTTATCTTATTAGGAAACGGACGTAATGGTAAATCAATGTTCCTAGATATGATACGTAATTGGCTAGGGGACGATAATTGTTCTAGTTTAGCATTAGAAGATTTATCAGAACGATTTAGAACAGCCGAGTTGGTCGGTAAAATGGTTAATATTGGGGACGACTCAGGTCATAATTTACTCCAAAACACTGCAATATTTAAAAAGTTAGTTACGGGAGATAGTATAACAGTCGAACGTAAAAATCAAAACCCTTTTAAGTATTGCAACAAAGCAAAATTAATATTTGCTGCTAACGCTTTACCACCAACAACTGATAAATCAGAGGGTTTCTTTAGAAGATGCATAATAATACCATTTAATGCGGTATATAGAGAAACTGACCCAAAATATGATGCTAATAAGTTAGATAAATTAATCACTGATAATGCTAAGAATTATTTATTCTTACTTGCTTTAGAGGGTTTAAAATCAATAACTAAAAATCATAAATTTGATGAACCAAACGCTACTAAAGTAATCAATGATTATTATGAATTATCAAATAATAATGTTCTTATGTGGTTTAATAGTTTAGAACAAGGGTTTGAAGATATTAAATCAGCATTTACAAATTATTTGTTATACTGCACTAATAGTGGGTATAAACCAGTTGCCATTGGTAAATTTAAACAAGAATACGAAAAATTAAAAAAGACTAGTTAATCTAGTCTTTTTTTATAGTCCAAGTTGTTCCCATAATTCTCTTTTCTTTTCGGCACTAATATTTAATCCGTTAATATAATTATATAACTCTCCAGACCATTGTTTTACTGAATAGCCTGATATTCCATATAAATATACTTTTTGCATTGAACTAATAGGTAATGTATTAATATAATCAATTATTTTACGTTTTTTACTGTTAGCCACAGTGACCCCATTAGCATCTTTATCTGATTTAATATTTGCTAAATTATTAGCATAGTTGGTAAAGTCTACTGCATCAAAATTGAAATAATTTTTAGCAATATCTAAGTCATCACGACTATACTTATTATTAACAAAATTATCGTGTCTAGGTAATGCATAATAACTTATAAATTCGTCCTCAGTAGTTAAGTATCCTAAACTTTGTGTTGTTTCGGGGTTAGTTGCTGTTGGACTAATTAAATGTAGCATCACATCTTTAGAGGCATCACTAATTGCCATATTCATAATTGTATATGCTTTCTTACCGTTTTGACTGCCCGTCACAGTTTTACCTTCTTCATCTTTGTCGGATTTAATTGGGTTAATCAAACTGTCGTACATAACCGCCTCTCCAACAGATAATCCTGCGTTCGTGTAGTTATTAATTTGGGCTGCATTACCCGATTTAATTTGATAATTTGGTATATATCCTGTATTTTCTAGGGCTTTACCTTTGGCGTATTGAACTAATGAAGTTAATGCTGTAGCCTTTTGCTCATAACTTGCAGTATTGTATACGTCATTAAACATTAATTCATTCATACCATTTGTAACTATCGTACCCATTTCTTTTTGTAAATTAGATTGCTGTTCTAGTGTTAATTGATAACTTTCAGTATTACCATCTCCGTTGCTATCATAATTTAAACTTTTAATAGCAATTTGAGGCATAATACTCTTATCACCTGTACGAGCGTACACGTCAAAGAATTCTTCACCAATTTCACCAGAAGTATCTAAAGATACGTTTGATGGACTAAACATTGATTGAAATGCTTTACCTATCACACCTAAACGATAATTATCAGCATTAGGCAAAGTATACATATCATTACCCAAAGTTGTTTGTTTGGTAGGTAATTTTGATTTAAGACCTGGTATTTTAGCAACAACTTTATTTAATGCGGTATTAAGTATACTATTTTTGTCGTATGTCATTTTAGTTCTACCATCGAAAATATCTGCTACTTGTTTTACAGCAGTAGGTACGAATGATGCAGGTAAATCGGCAGAGAAATCAATTAAACCCTCAGCAAAACTGTCGTGTGCAGAGAAAATTGACTGTATTCCAGATAGGAATGATTGGTCTTGTATACGGGTACCTGCAATATTGAAGGCTTGTGCAATTACTTCCATCATTTTACCTAACTCAGTATGTTTATCAAATTCTCCATTTTGCTCTTGTCTTTCTATTTCAGACATAACTGCGAATGGGCTTGCCATAGGTTCAACCCAATCGTATGAGTAATATTTATCTCCAATTTTAACTGAGTATTTTTGCCAACCAAGAGATTTCATCATAGCAGCAACATCTTTATCGTCATCTTCATCTCCTGTTGTTAAACCCGCTTTTGCAACTATAATCGCCAAAATATACAACACGGTTCCAGCACACATTTTACCCCAACTATCAACAACTTTCTTTTGAGCAATCATTTTTTCATCTATAGTAGCGGTTGGGTTTTTCATTAGTTTATTAAAACTACGTATATCTTTTATTACACTTGCTAACGCAGCAGGGCTATATTTATAAGTCGCCGCCGCTAAGTTTGCAGGAGTAAGTACGAATGGTAAAATTATATCTCCAAGTCCAATATCTTGAATATGTACTTTATTTGCAGCATTTCGTATAGAGATTGCCAAATTAGCCATTAACCCTTTATTTTTCCAAGTTTTTTCATCGGCTTCTCTAGTTGCTAAGAATTTATCGGTTTCCGTTGCTTCTGTACGATTATTTAACATTAATATATTATGTAACGCATTATTATATGCGGCTTGCCAGAAAGGTCTATCACCCAAATCTAGCCCGAAATTTGTTAATCTATTCAAACCGTTTAAGAATCTTCCAACAGCCTTTGTATTATCAAATACGTCACCATTTTGTTGCTCATAAGCATTTATATCTTGAGTGTTAATACCCATTCTTCTATCTTCATTTGAATATTGAAAACCTTGCTTTAAACCTGTACCATATTCTTTGAAACTTGTTAATCCTTGAGTTCTAACACCTGTTCTTTTATATAACTCTTTATCAGCAAGTACTCCAAATGTATCTCCAAGAAAATTTATAGGTAATGCACCTACGTTTGCTAAGAAGTTTCTCATCTGAGTTTTCATGTTAGCAAGCATAGCGATACGTCTATATTCTTTTAATTTAGATGTGAATGATTTAGGTATTTTACCAGCAATATAAGCATAAACTCTAGCCAATGTGACTTTATATTCTCTTGAGTCTGGGTCCATCTTATTTGCTTTTTCAAACATTTCAGTTATCCACATCTGCTCAGCCTCACTTAATTCAAGACTTGCTGCACCTTGTTCTCTTAACCATGCACGTAACGTAGCATCAGATTGAGCCTTATCCTTTATTTTCTCTAAACTTTCGGCTAGCATATCTTGAATGTCTTCTAAGAATGTATCAGCATCTATAACTTTTAATAGTTTTAAAGATTGGATAGTACGTCCATACTCAGTTCCAAACTCTCTTATGTGTCGCCACAATGCTCTACGAGCGTTTCGTAGCATTGGTTTACCTTTCATATATTTTAATATCATAGCCCCTAATGCAACATCTACGGAAGATAAACTATCTTTATCAATAATATTGTAATATGATTTATCTATTTTATCTCGACGTAGTAAACGTGCGGCTTCATTAATACTTTCTTCATTTGTTATTTTCTTATAATCTCTAATATTAGTATCACTTAACACGTCTTCTATTTCTGCATCCGTCATAATTTCAGTATTTAAAATAGTATTTGTTGCTAATCGTGATGTTTCCATACCATATGGAGTTTGAGCCTCTATTTGGTCTGCTGTAGGTAACATTCTACGTAATAAATTTTCTTTAAATGCTTGACGTGCGTCAGCCTCAATTTGTGATTTATCTTTTTCAGAATAGTTTTCTAATTCTTTTATAATTTCAGTACCACCGTTTTGCTTATACGCATTATAACTTGTGATAAGACCGTTCAACAACATTGTTTTTTGACTAGGAGATGCTTTCTTATATCTATCATATTGTCTAGTTATCATTTTATATCTATCGTCAAGAGATAGGGTAGATACTTTAACATCTTGATTAACTACTGGTTCTGCTTTAACTTCTTTAGTAGTACTTTCTTTCTTAGGTAGTTTAGGTTCTTGAATTTCTTCTAAACCTTCAATAATTCTTTTACCTCCAGCATCTTTATATTCTTTATAATATTCTTGGGCTTTAGTACGAAAACTATCTATACCACTTGCTATAAGTGAGTCATATGCTTCTTTCGCTTGATAATATTTATCATTTAATTTGATTTTATTATCATTTTCTTTTACTATATTTTTTTGAGTTTGTTCTGTTGCTTGTATTTCTGCACGTTCTTGTTCCATAATTTCAGGAGTCCAATTTCGTATTAACTCTTTAGTTTCTTTATCTTTAGCAACTTTTATGGCGTGTTCTCTTAATGTTTCTATGTTCTTACCCGTCAATTTATCATCTGAAATAGTATCTTCAAAAACTAAATATGCATCACTTTTGCCACCTCTCATATTGGTATCAAAGTCTGAAATATATGTAGGAGTTTCAGTTTCTTTAGTTGGTAATTTAGTTTCTTGAGTGACTTCTTTTTTCAAAACTTGTCGTGTAGGCTTTTCAACTTGTTCACTTGTATTAACCTGTTGGGTAATTTTTTGCTCTTTTTGACGTGTAGATTCACTCTTTTTAACGGTGTTTTTAGGCTTTTCTAAAGGTTTTTTCTTTTCCTCAACTGATTCTTCTACTTGTGGTTCATTTTCGCTTAGAATTTCTTTTTCTAAGGTATCTAAATCTGTTTCTAAGCCAGCACTTCTTGCTCTACCTTCATCAAGGTAAGTTGCATATATATCACGTGCAGCGTTCAAATCATCAATATTTTTAGATTCATTAGCCTTATTATAGGCTTCCTTAACGGTTGCCCATTTAGTAACAGGCTTCTTTTCTTGTCGTACAGGTTTAGATTGTGTTTCCTTCTCTGCAGATGTGCTTCTTGTTTCCACACTTTCCTCATTCTGCACGTCATTTTCAGTACCATTCTGTTCCAAGCCGTTCACTTTTGTTTGCTCTATGGCTTCAACTTTACCTTTTGTAGTGCTTAATGAATTATCAACTTCTCTCATTATACTTTCAAAATTTTCACGTAAAGTAGTAATTTGAAGTTGAGTTAGTGGACTGTTATATATTGGTCTATCTAAATCTCTAAAAAATTCTTTAATTGCATTGACTATTTTCGTAAACAAATCAGGTACTTTTTGTGCCATATTAGTCATATATTCTACGTCGGTAAACATTCCACCAAATTCGTTAGCAGTCATTTCTTCTGCTATAGTAAACAACGCTTGATATTGTGTCGCATATTTTTTAGGATTTGCAAGGACTTCCTCAATATTAAATTTACCATCAATTTGAGTATTTTTTAATAACCCTTGAGTGTCTTGTGGGTCATACATTTCCATAAACTTACGAATTTGGTCTGTTGAAATTGTATTTGCAACATAATCAACTAAATCATTATATATTTCTGGTTTTTCAAATCTTAATGAGTGAAACATTTCATGTCCAACAGCATACATCATAGCCTGATTGTCTTTAGTCACATTTGATTTAGTTAATAAACCATTTATGTTTTTATCATTTATAAATAATACTTGACTTAAATCAGTTTGACCACTAGTTTCTGCTGTCACGAATGACCCTGGTAAATCTCTAGCAAAAACAGCGTGTCTTCCAAATGCCTCTAATGCTTCTGCGATTCGTATTTGGTCTTGTGTCCAATCAGCCCTGTGAATAACAGTGATTGGTCTTAATTGCTGAGTTAATCTTTCTTGGTTCCAAGCGTTTATATAACCAATAGCGTCTTCTTCAACTTGATTATAACGTACACGAACTTGTTTTTTATTCTCTCCAATTTTAATTACATTTTGTGTATCATCAATAGTTTCCGCCGCTTTGTTTACTTGACGTACTTTTTCTGCTTTAACTACAGGTGTATCGTTAGGATTATCTAATGATTTTTCCATTTCATTTACAGCATCGTTGTACACGTCAGTCTTAACTGGTTCTGGTGCTTTCGCAAGCAATTCATTCAATCTATTTTCTACGGCTTTAATTCTATCAAATATAGGTTGTAATGCCTGTGTTGAAATATCTCGCACGTTGATATTAGGATTAGTATAATCTTCTCGCAATTGAGTTAATAATGTTTCAAGAGCAGGAATATCAGTCATTTGACTTATTTCCTCAATACTTAATAATGCATTAGTATTATCATATATTGTTTTTTGAATAGTGTCTTCTGACTGTCCTTGTTCTTGTTCCTTACCGTCTAAAATTGCTTGGGCTTCTTCTTTTGAAATATTATTATCTTTTGCATATGCTTCTATTATTTGTTCTTTTTGTTGATTTCTTATATAAGTATCTCCTGCTAAAAATCCAGCAGTAAGACCCGCACTAATAAATGCGTCTAAACTTTCTTCAGATAGTGCCGCATTTTTTATATCTATAACTAAATTTCCAGTTTGATTTTCCATGCCATTTGCTTGATATGCGTTATCAAAATAATACGCAATATCATTTCCTATAGCAGTGAACACATTAGAAAATACTTCTTCACTACCTTCTTCTAAAAATGAAAGTATAATTTTACCCGCACTAGTATCAAAGAATTTACCAACGGATGTTTTAACTCCCGCAGGAATTACTTTACTTGCAAAATTAGTAATTTTACTGCCCCAACCAGTTGCTGCAACTCCTTTAACCGCGTCAAACATTTGCTCTGAAATTGTTTCTGCGATACCGCCGATTATACCAGCACGTTTAGCATCAGCGTCTGAATATCCTTCTCTTTTTGCTTGGCTTCGTGTAGCGGAGTATCCCATAGCATACGAAGCAAACATACTTCCTGCAATTTGAGAAGTACTGTATTTTCCAGCCGCTTCAAGTGCTGCAGTAGGAGCCGTTGATGGTAATGCTCCAGCGACAAGTTGTCCTGCACCTGCTCCAACTAACGCTAAACCTGCCATATTTCCTACGCCTTCTTCGGCTCCACGAACCCAAGTACCTGCTAAAGATTTTTTGTTTAAATCTTCTCCCCAAGTTCCTGGTTTTTCAGCAGATTTTCCCCAATATAAGTTTTCATTTGATGACGTATTCCATTTGGATAATCCTTGACGTTCTCTCATACGATTTATAACTTCAAGGTTATTTGCAATATCGTTTTCCCCAAAAAGGGTAGATGTCATATTCCAATCAAGAAAATCTCCTAAATCTGTCGTATCGGTATTGAAGGCATCAAGAATATCTTTTAAAGCGTATCCGCCAAAATCAATAACACTTTCTAATGAACCTACGAAGCCTTTGCCAATACTTGTTACGCCTTGCCCTACAGTCGAGATACCTGTTCGTATAACATCTCCAAATTGCCAACCATCGTCAAAATATGATGGTTTATTAATTATTTTGCTCCAAAATGATTTTTTCTCAGTAGCATCAGCCACTGGTTGAGTTGTCGTACTAGGAGTGATAGTTTCGGTAGGAGTATATGTATAATCTTTACCAGTAACATTCTTAAAAAATTGATTGATTTGATTACCTTGATTATTTGTAACGGTATTAGACGTTGATGTAGATGCTGTAGTGTTATTGGACGTTTTACTAGTTACATTTTTAAAAAACATTGAATCTCTAGCACCCATAATTCACCTCATTAATTATTTCTCAATTTGTTTGAAATCCAATTTAAGGCTTGAATTCCTCGATAAATACTTCTGTTAGCCCCATTAGTAACAACTGACCCTAAAGTATCTAATACTCTACCTTTAGCAACAGTATCATTCATTAAAGCCTCAAAAGACTTTTCTTTAGTAGATTTATTACGTCTTCCATTCAAAATATCTAATGCTGCATTATTTGATTCTTGTAATTTTTGATTATCTATTGCTGCTTGTGCTTGTCTTGCGGCACGTTCTTCTGCTGCACTTCCATAAGATGTTTGTCGTCTAACTAAAATATCATTTATTTCATCTCCACCATTTAAAGTTTTATTACCTGCTAAACCAAACATATAACTTATCAATACAACATCATCATCAGTAAGTACCCCTGAGTTATATTGTTCTGCAATTTCTGATTCTAATGCACTTTGAGAGATACGACGCTCATTAGATTCTACTTTTTTTCTAAATGTTCTCCACCAATTAGAACCCTGAACACTTTCCATCATATTTGCACCATAATCTCCAATTAATGATACTATGTTAGAGTTATCATCTTTTCCTAAAGTTAATGCCTTTTTATTTTTATCAAAAGATATTGAACCCGCTCCAGAACCTGAGCCACTTCCCGAACCACTTCCTGAACCGAATGTACCATTTCCTGAGCCACTACCTGAACCGCCACCAAGAGTTACTTTGGTACTTGCATTTAAGTTTCTAATATAAGCATCATTCTTTTCTTTAGCAAGTTGATTTTCAAATGCTTGTTGTTTTAATTGGTCTTGATATTTTAAATCATTATACATTTTATTGTATACGTCAGATTCGTATGCTCTTACTTTATCATCAATATTATCTTTAGCCTCATTGTATTTAGCAGCATAGTCTAAATCTAATTTTAATAAATTATTATTATAGTCATTAAGAGCATCTAAACCTTGATTTGCTAAATCTCTTAATCCCTCATCTCTAGCCATCGCTAATGAATTTAGGCTAGCGTCATATCTATTATTAGTTAATGTATCTTGAGTTAATCTAAACCCACTTTGATTTAGATTCATTCTACTTAATGTGTCCGTTGTTTGTTGGTCTGCTAGCAATTTATTAATATATGCTTGTCTAGCATTAGTTTTATATTGCTCACGCAAATTTACACGATTAGCATCAATTTGATTAAGCAAATTATTATAATTATTTGTTGCTTGTTCTCTTGATTTTTGACTCATTGTTAATAAATCATTTAATGTGCTATCAAAAGTACTTCTATATTGATTTGCTTGTGCTTTTGCATAATTATTAGCCTGAGTAAAATAACTATCGTTCATATATTACCTCCTTATTCTGATAATTTATGAATTTGCTTCATTTTATCTTGCAAATTCAATAATTCTTTATTTAATTTTTCATTTTTTATTTTTTCCGCTTCAAGTTGTTTCTTCAACACGTCAACTTCTGATTCTTTTTTTGGTAAGAGTTTTTCCCACTCAGGATTATAAGCAACCCATTTGTCTTTCTCTATTTCATACCAAGTATATCCGTCTGCTAACGCTTCTTGCAATATATTATATATACCTGGAGTAGCATAACCTAATCTAGTTCCTTTTAAAGATGGTTTATTTCTTACATTTAAAATCACAGAAATAACTTCTATTTGGTTTACACTTTCATTTCTTTTAACTGGCGTTCCTACAGTCATAGGTGCCACCTCCCAACTATATGGAGAATACTTTATATAATCTCCTTCTTTTAAAAATAATGCTTTGTATGGTTCTATAGCATTATCTAATTTATAGACATTACCATAATCAGTCTTTACATATTTCGTAGGCATTATAAATTTACCTCTTTGCACTTCAAGATGACAATGTTTCAACACGTTACCTGCTGTACCCATAGCACTATACTTTTCACCTTGTTTATAATGCGTACCGACTTTAGGTGGTTTATTGTCGTGTCCAGTCCATAAAGTCATATAATCAACTGTGCCATCTACGTATAAAACTTTCTCATCACTTTGAAATGCAACCCCAGCCCCTTTATTTTGTGGGTCTACGTGTACAACCGTTCCATCAAAAGGAGCATATAGATTTTGATATTTTTGTGCATTATATGGGTTTAATATTCCAAAATCAATGGCAAGAGTTCCTTTGTGTGACCCAACATTCATCGCTTGACTTACCCAAGTTTTAGTAAGTGGAAATAACGCTCTTTGCATTATCCCACCCCGATTTCATCATTAACATCTTTTTTAATTTCAAATAATTTACCACTCACTAAATATGCACCTATTATACCAACAATTATTGTAATACTATCTGTTATTTTGTCTAAATTCCAACCCCAAATTGGACTTAACCCGACAAGAATAGCATCAATAAATGCTAATATATTCATAACATATTTACTTGCAGTTTTTATTTTTTCAATCGTAGTTTTCTCTTTCATATCATAGTCCTCCTTATGATTATTATACCATAAAAAAATAAGAGTGTAAATTACACCCTTATTTAACTAACCACACGCTTTCAACAGGTCTATTTCGACAATCAAACGTGTCGTACACTGTAGGTATCCCATGCCTATCTGGTTTACTACACGTTATATGCCCTTGCATTGTGATAAGCAACGTGTTGTTAGGAAACATTCCTGATATTTCTCCTACAGTTCCATATAAATTAGGTAATCTTTCGTATGTTCTATCCAAATAATTCTGCACGAAATCTCGTTTATCAAACAAAGTTCCTTCATATTGTGCTATATCACTTAGATAATCATATACATAATCCCACGATTTATTAGTTGCACACGAAATTGCACGGATAACACAATCGTCGGTATATCTATTTACTGCATTTGCATTATAATATTTATACATTATCTCATACTATTTTGAAGTACTTGTCTTAGTTCTTGTTTTTGTTGAGGGCTATCTGCTTCTTCGTGTAGAACTTTAATGAAATCTTCTAAAGCCTTAATCATGTAGTGGAAACTCTTATCTGTTTCTTCCCCTGCTCCATATCTATTACGACTTTCTTGATATCTATTATACTCTCCAGCCATTCTACCTAGTTCTTCTTCACCACGATATTTACTATCTACACCACGTCTACCATAGCGACCTCTACCATATTCACCATATCCATCGCCATATCCTTCGTCATAGTTGCCATAATTACCATAATTACTATGAAGAACATTTCCATAATTTCCATAATTCATACTTTTATCCTCCTTTGTCATATGTTTTATTTTTGTTAATTTACATAAATTTTCTAAATTACTAGATGTAATTCCACTATCTATAATTTCTTTTATTTTTTCATCTACTTTTTCAATTATTTTTTCTTCCATAATTATTAATCTTCTCCTTTAAGTAAACGTATTATTTCATCATTTTGTTTAATGATTCTTTTAAAGTATTTTTCATCTTGAATTTGTAATTCTTGCATTAAATCATAGTTGTTATAATCTTGAAATAAGATTTGTAAACTTAATGCTTGTAATACTAATGCCAAATTATCAACAATATTACTTCTCACTACGCTACCTTTTTAATAATTAAATTTGCGTCTTTTATTGTTGGTATTTGAGTAGCCACAACAGGGTCAGTCACTCCACCTATCGCTGCTAATGAACCAATACTTACCACAGTATTAACTCTAGGACAAATTCTAATTATTTTAGTAAATGAAACATTAGTGTATACTCCAGCCGTTGTTATTTCGGCATCCATCTCAGTGCCCTCCACGTCAGAACCAGTGCTTGTTTTCAATGCCAAAGCCACTTGACCCGCAGTATCACTAGTAACATTAGCGTTGAATAAAATTTCAAAAGTTCCTCCGCCTATAATAGTGAAATCACTACCTCCTGGCATATATTGAAGCCAACCACAGCAAGTGGCTGTTCTTCCACGTAAATCAACAGTATCAAAGTTTATATTATCTATGTTTGAAGTTAGTACCTCAGGTGTAATTTGTAACGCTTGTATCATTTTAATCTCCTTTCTTAATAAAAACGAG